GTGCGTTGTGAGAGAACGATGTGTGAAAGAAAGGAAACAGCCATGAATATTTTAGTTATCAACTGCGGAAGCTCTTCATTAAAATATCAGTTAATCAACTCCGAGTCCGAGGAGGTTCTGGCAAAGGGGCTGTGCGAGCGGATCGGCATTGACGGCCAGCTCACCTACCAGCCGGAGAACGGGAAAAAGGAAACTTCCGACATTGCGATGCCGACCCACACAGAGGCCATCAATGCGGTCATCCGCGCGCTGACGAATGAGGCCACGGGCGTGATTAAGAGCCTGTCCGAGGTGGGGGCGGTCGGCCACCGCGTGGTGCATGGCGGCGAGAAATTTACTTCCTCCTGCCTGATAAACGAAGCCTCCATCAAGGCCATTGAGGAGTGCAACGACTTGGCTCCGCTGCATAATCCGGCCAATCTGATCGGAATCCGCGCCTGTGAGGAGCTGATGCCGGGCGTGCCGATGGTCGCTGTGTTTGATACGGCTTTCCATCAGACTATGCCGGAGGTGGCCTATATTTACGGCCTTCCGTACGAGTATTACGAGAAGTACAAGGTGAGAAGATACGGCTTCCACGGAACCTCCCACAGCTATGTATCAAAGCGTGTGGCAGAGATCACCGGAAAGCCCTATGATCAGATGAAGATCATCGTGAAAGATATGTTGAAAAAAGATTCTGCTATTCTGATTGGCATGGATTATAGCATTTCGTTGAAACACGCAATCAAACCAAGGGCGTTCCTTATCAAAGAACGGAACAAACTGGATAGTGTAGCATGGGCAATCGAGTACGAAAACCAAATGATTGCCGAAAACGCCCACGCTTACTTTACTTACGAGATGTTGAATAAGAACCGTTGCCTAAAACGTCCATTCTATCCACGGAAAAACGAGGATGTTTTGATGCGGGCAAGAAATCTCTATGCTATTCCTCGGCAGCAAGGAGAAATCCGTATTATATCTTGTGATATTGCCACTGAGGGGGGAGACAGCAACGATAACTCTATTTTCTCTTGTATTCGTGCTTTGCCAGAAAGTATGGAATACAAGACTTCTGATGTGAACGGAGAACACATTGAAGTTAAGCAAGGGTATCGCCGGCAAGTGGTGTATATGGAACCTCAAACGGAATTTGAAACAACCAAGCAGGCCATTCGGATCAAACAACTATTTACAGACTTTGATGCGGACTACTGTGTATTGGATACCAGAAATGCAGGTATTGCTATTTACGATGCCTTAGCGAAGGTTCTATATGATGTAGAACGCAATGTAGAATATGAGCCTTGGTCGTGCATGAACGACGATAACCTAAGATCTCGTATCGTAATTGCCGGTCAGAAAGAAGTAGTTTACTCTATTAAAGCCCAGTTGGAAACGAACAGTAAAATCGCTGTATGTATGAAAAATACACTCAACAGTAAAATGATTGAGCTAATGGTGCCCAATCAAGAGGGTGTGGAGGAACTACAGCGAATTGTTCCGGACTATGAGACAGCAGATGTCGAAACTCAGCTTTTTTATGAGCGTCCTTTCTTGGAAACTGTAGCACTAATCAATGAAATGATTGGGCTGGAGTATACGGTGCAAAATCAAACTGGGCTTATTAAAATTGAAGAACGGTCTGGAGCACGGAAAGACCGGTATACTTCGGTATCTTATGGCAACTATTTCATTGAGCTTTTGGAGCAGGATCTATTTTCGGATAGTTCAGAATACGAATATGTAACATTTTACAATTAAGGAGGTGAAGATTTATGGCAGGTGAATCAAGATTTCGGTCATGGCTGACCAGACTGACAGGCGGGGAAAATCATCCAAGAGATACTACTGAGCAGAATGCGATTTCCTCTACAGTGGAAGCAGTTTTACATGAGTTCAACACTCAACTCGGAGCGGCCTATTTGAATGCGGTCGGTTGTGGAAGCTCTAAGACAGCACCATATTCTACGGAGCAGATTATCAGAATGGCGCAAGAACCTATGAGATACATTACTGAGCTGCGTCAGTGGGCACGTTGGGCGTATTACTCCAATGGGACGGTTGGCACTGCGATTGACGCCCTGACAAGTCTTCACTCTCTGGATTACATTGTGACGGCAAGACCCAAAAAGTCCGGTGGTCAACGTAAAGGCTATCGCACTAATGCTGATCGGATGAATAGTGTTCTTCGTTCTATGCGCTACAAAGAGGTGATTCGTGACGCTGTTTTTCATAATGCCAACGAAGGAATGTATGTAGGGTACATGGAAACCCGCACTATTCCTGTAGAGCGGAGGTTGGCGCTGACGGATGCGGATATCAATGGCATTACTGATATCAACTCTGCTGGCGTCAACACGGTAGTTATCTCTCTTCCTATTGAATATGTAAGAATTATTGGCCGTAGGAATAACTGCTACGAGGTAGCGTTTGATCTGCGGTATTTTGATGGTATGTTGGATGACGAGCGCAAGCGGAAATTACGTGGATTTCCTCGGCAAATTCAAGACGGCTGGGAAAAGTATCACAATGGTGGGTTTGAAAACGGCGCTACATGGCTGAGGTTGGATTGGCGCAAAACGATTGTAACCAAAATTAAAAGCAGTCAGAACGATCCGTATGGCGTTCCGTTTGCTGTTGCGGCTTTGGATGATATTGATTATGCCAAGTATTTTATCAATACCAAGCGTCATGTGTTGGATAAGGTAAACAATCAGATTTACTACGAGACATTTCCAGAGGGGAAAGATAAGGGTACTTCCGCTCTATCTCAGAAGCAACAGGAAAATCAGCATAACACGGTAAGACAAGCTCTGACACAGCGCACAAATTCCAGCGGCATTGCATTTTTCTCTTTGGCGGCAGGCACAAAAATGGATAGCCTGCCAGTCAATATTGACTTGCTGGACGAGGATAACGAGAATGCGATCAAAGAAGATGTGAACGAGGCTATCGGTGTGGGCGCGGCGGCTCTAAGCGGAAGCAGTTCCACAAGCAACTATGCTACGGCCATGCTGAATCTGGAGATTGTGGCAAACAATGTTTTTACATGGATTGAGGCTATTGTTGAGGAGTTGAACAAGTGCTTAAACTATAATGTAATTCGTGATAGCAGTTATCGCGTAGAGTTTAGGGTCCTGCCTATTACATTTGCTAATCGGGAGAAGCAGGTAAAATATTTCTCTGATCTGTATGCGCGTGGCAAAGGGAGCTTGCTTGCATGGATTGCAGCAACGGGTATCAATGCTGACGACTATCTCTCTCTCATGGACTTGGAGTTGGAGGAAGATTTTGAAAATCGCTACCCAGTCCATAAAACTTCGTTTACTGTGACGGGTAAAGACGCTCCAGATGGCGATGTAGATAAAAGTACCAGCGGTGATGCGCCACAAAATGCAAGCACCGCATCTACAACGGCTAATAATGGAAATGCAAGTCCATCTCCTTCTGATACGTAAAGGGAGGTGAAGAAGTATGGCTGAGAAGTTTTTTTATCCAATTTGTTATGAGATTTCCAGCGAAAGCAAGATTGCAGGCAGACGGCCTATCAAGGTCATCCTGCATGAAATCTTTCCAGACGATTCTACGTGGCAGGAGAATGGAATCTCGTGGATTGAGAAATATGTACAAGCTAACCTGCATTCTGTAGTAGGTATGTCAATTACCGTTGAGTTTCTGACAGATGATAGAGACATTCCTTATGGGCACGGAATGACTGAGATTCGTGTACAAGATAACTTGCCTTTGTTTGAGGATGCTACTATGGTGGGGCATTTTGACAGGGCGTATATTGATGACGTTGAAATTGATGGTGTAACGAAGCGAGTGTTGATTGCTGAGGGAACACTGGACGAGATGCGTTATCCAAAGTTTGTAGCTTGGCTGCGTGAGCATATGGCAGAATCCACTATTAAGGGATCTGTCGAAATTGTTGGTAAAGCCGAGCATGATGGACACATTATTTACTCCGGCGGTTGGAAAGAGCAGGGTCGTATTCCGCAAATCTATGATTACAGTGGCTATGCAATCCTTAGCGTCAAACCGGCTGATGAGGCCGCTATCGTGATGGAGTTAAATAATAAAAAGCAACAAAAGGAGGAAAGTACCATGGATGAGAAGCTGAAAAATGAATTGATGGCGGTCATCTCCGGAGCTGTTTCCGAGTCCAATTCCAAGTGGGATGAATACTGGGCAAAGGTTGAGGCAAAGGATGCTGAGATTGCCCAGCTCCAGGCGGACATCAAACTCAAGGAGGCCGAAATCGCACAGCTGCGGGCCGACTTTGAGGCGGCAAATGCCGCACAAGCCGCTGCTGAGGCTGGACTGACTGAGGCAAATGCCGCCAAGGAGACGGCAGAAGCCAGTTTGAGTGAGGCTAACGCCAAGATCGCCCAGCTTGAAAGCGAAGCTGCCAAAGCCGAGCTAAATGCAGCATTGGCACCTTACACCGAGGAGCAGCAGGCGATCGCAAAAGAGGAGATCGACGCTTTCAATGAGAACCCCGGAAGTGTGGAAATCAATGCTATCGTGGGCAAGATTTGTACTGAGATGGTGCGCTTGTCACGCGAGAAGTCGGTTGCAGAAACCAACGCTGCCAGTGAAATTGATGTTTTCGCTATGACAGACAGCACTAAGCTGGAAGCTGACGACGGTGAAGTCGATGTATTCTAAGAAAGGAAAGTGAGAGGAAATGAAAGCAAAGACTATCGGTTATTTCAAGAATGTTCAGAACGTCGGCTACTGCAAAGCTGCTGTCGATCTGAAGGTGGGTATGGGCGTGATTCTGGATCGCGCTGCTAAGACGGCTAATTTGCCTGCCAGTGCGGATGAGGCTAAGGCGTGCCACCGCATTGTTACCAATATTAACGATAAGCCTGAGATGCACAATTACAGTGAGACTGTGGAGGTCAAGGAGGGCGAATATGTTCGTGCTGACGATTTGACTTCCGTGGCAAACATGGAGATGGAGTTTGCCGACTATGAGATCAACGGCGGTGTTGACAGTGTTGACGCTGGCGATACCCTGGTGTTTGGCACTGATGGCCTGATTGTAAAGGGCGCAAGTGACGGCTACAAGGTGTACTTTGAGGTCATCGAGAAGACCGCGTATATGGGTAAGGGTATTCTGGCCGTTATCCGCGTGCAATAATGAAGGAGGGAGAAAACATGAACCCGATTTATGAAATCAATATGAACAATGCTCAGGTTGTTGTTGACACTGGGCGTGTTAAGCAGAACTCCCCTGTTGTCGAGGTGTTTTCTGCTCTCGCAGCGGGCATGAAGCCCAATGTGGATGCCAAGGTTTTGGACAAATCTGTGGCAACGCTGAAGGAGCTGTCTTCTAAGGCTTTGGCTGGCGATCTTGCCGCACAGAGCGAAATCAATACCATTGTCCGTTTCGCTATTGAGCCGAAACTGCTGGAGGCTGTGCGCCTATTCGACTTTATGGGTACTTATCGTCGGATCGGATACCACGAAGCTCCTATGATGAAGACCTATAAGTATGAGAGCGTGGATTCTCGTTTCCAGGCTTCCAGTGCTGATGTACCGTTTGCGGCTTGGCATTGGCGTGTGTACCCCATCGGC